GGTAAATATCACCCACCATATTTGCAACAGATGGGCCAAAGTTCTTTACGGCTTCAAGTGGAACTTCTGACCATGACATAGGTTTAACAGATGAAGACTTCTCCATCTCATACCTACGCCTAAACTCAAATTCTTCTAATTCATCCATGATTAACCACCTTGCTGTTTAAGCCATTGCTGATAGCGGTCTTCTTTAGCAGGAGAATACTTAAATGGAGATGTAGGGGCCATTGCAGGTTTACTAGAACCTTCTGGAACTTTTGCGTAACGCTCTTGAATCTCACGAATAGTTTGAAGTGCTGCTTTACGAGTATCGTTAGGCAATGTTGAATCACCAATTTGACCAGCCATCTCACGATAAAGTAAAACGTCTTTATCAGACTGTGGGCCTGACATTTTTGGCATCTTTGCAACCAATGCACCTTGAATAGCTTTTAGCTTAGACGCAGATTGTGCGCCTTTAGTAGAACTACCCAATGCACCAGCAACAACATCAACAGCAGTACCAGTCAAAGAGCCTGTGGCTGTATCTAATAGTTTTTCAGCTTGGTCAAGTAGCTTTAATGTTTCTTTAGCTTCAGCTACAGGTTTATTTCGTTCTTCTGCTTTAGCGGCAGCATCTGCTTCACGAATAGCCAAATTACCTTTAGCAATCTCTCCTTGCAATGCACGAGCTTCAGCAGACTGAGCAAGTCCTTGCCTACGGAATTCAGCCATTTGGTCTTGTTGGGCTTTTAAATTAGCTTGTGCTGTATCTTTATCTTGCGCCCGTTGTGCCATTGAAGCAAGTTCAGAAACACGTTTATCAGCAACGTCTGGGTCTAATCGACCACTTGCCCAACTCTTAGCATATTGGTCTGCCAAAGTTTTAATATTCTTTGGAATGGTTTGGTCTTGAGTAAATACCAAGAAAGGATTGTCTTCAGCTTTTTGCTCAACACCAAGTCCAGCCTTACGAATCTTAGGCATCAAATCAGACAACTGAGCCAATTTAGCTTGGCCTTGCTCAGAAGCCATCAATTGATTAACAATTTGTGGAGTCAATCCCATGCCAGCAGCTTGTGGCTGATTAGGGCCAGCAATCTGCTGTCCCATCATGTTAGTCAAAGGAGTATCTGCAAACACTTCAGGCTGATAAGCCCTTTGCACTTGTTGCTGAACTTGTTGACGCTCTGCTAATGCTTGTTGCTCTAGCTGACGCTTCATCTCATCTTCTTTACGCTTACGCAATAATTCTTGCAGTTGGAAGTTTTGTAACTGGCTCTGCATAACATCTTGCATACCGCCTTTGTAGGCTTGCTGACCAGCTTGCAATCCTTGAGCAATAGACTGACCAGTATTCCCTCCTTGAAATAGTCTGCCAGCTAATGCGTAGAGGGCTTGTGCTTGTGCATCGTCACGATTACGCCCAATGTCAGCTTGTGACATACCAAGCAGACCTAATGTGTCTGCACCGCCTGTACCAAAAATGTCTAATAGTCCAGCCATGTTAGTCCTTAGAAGTCAAGCCAACTACCAGTTGGAGATGTACTAGCATAGTCAACAGCAGAGTTATATTGCTGCATTGCTGGGCCACCACTTAGAAAATTAGATGCGCTGTTATACAAGTTACTAATGCCTTGTTGACCACCTAGATTTTTGTATAAACCACCACCAACAGCCGCTAAACCTAGTGCGTTTTGAAAGCCACTTGGCCCTGACGATTGTTGATTAGTAACTCGTCCCAATGGATTACCATAAACCAATGACAGATAATTCTGTAAGTTCTGTTGTGGTTGGTTTTGCAAGAAGTTAAATCTAGCAAGGTCTGATTGTTGTTGCTGACCTGTATAGCCTTCACGCGCTTGACCAGCTTGCAATAGATTCTGAATGTCTTGGTAATCAGCAGAAGCCATTGAAGGTGCAGCCATCGTAGCGGCTTGTTGTCTTGCTCTTTCATCAGCATAGTTCTGATAAGCCAAAGTGCCAGCAGTGTTAGCCAATTGCTGACCAAACGCACCAACGGCACGATCTTGCAATGAACCCATAGCACCAGAGCCATAACGCCCCGCTAGACTAGCCTTAGATGCAATGTCACCCAAAGTATCTGTAAATTTAGTCTGAGCAGCTTGGGCAGCAGGTTGAAACGCACCTTGAAAGAATGGATTACCACTCAAGTAGTTGCCAGAAACTGTACTTTGCAGTTGATTCTGAGCAGACTGAAGTAACGGGTTACCCATAGAAGCACGAGCCTCTAAAGCCTGTAAACCTGTTTGGGTTGAAGTCGATGGGCTTACAAACGTAGGGCCACCATAATACTGAGGGCCACCAGCTTGATAAAGCCTCTGCGCTTCAGTTAAACCATAATTAAGAAATGGTTGAATTGTCGGGTCAATTGACGATGTGGTAGTAGCCATCTTTTACTCCTAGAGTTTCGGATTCCAAGATGGGTCATCCACGGAATCCATTATACATAAATTATTAAAATCAACCAATAACTGCATATTTATAGGTCTTGTTTGCAGTTGAATTTGCAAAGTGGGTAATCGTAGCCGTACCCTGTCCTTGGGAACTAGCGTAAATGTTTGTTGAGGCAGCAAGTGACACTAAGTTAACAGTCGCTATCACAGATGGCGTAACTGGTCTTGTAGGGCTTGTTCCAGCAGCATAATGCTCAATTACCACACCAACATCTGACGCTCTCCACATTAACTGGATATAGTCATTAGCCGCTAAATCTACAAAGAAATTCATTGCACCAATTAAGTGATATGGGTCACCAGACGCTTTTCTCTGCGCTAAACCAAACCTACTATTAGAAGCAGCTATATCTGTTCCATTCTTTCTAAACCAAATATCGGCATCTTGCGAGTCGTTTGTTGTGTTTTTAAGTTGGATAGAAAACTGTATGTTATACAACCCTGCTACTTTTACATTTAACCTAGAACTATTTGATAAAGTAACCCCATTAGAGTAATCGGTTGTATCAAAAGTAATGGGATACGCAGTCGTTGTATTAGCTACAGTCTGGTCTGTTCCGTCTTGAAAAGCCCCATAAGGAGAGTAATCAGCAAAAGCAGCAGCAGAGGCAGGGACAAAGACAATCACGCTGTCTGGGCCAATCCTCCTGTCTATCAAAGCAGTAGTAACTGCCCCACCAACGGCTAAAGTAATTTCACCTGTGTTATTGGTCTTTCCGTCCATGATTCCACGGACAACCTCTGCCACAGCCCTTTGGTCACCACCAAATGCGGGTAGGTTTCTGTACATCAGCGTACACCTTGAGGCACAACGTCTATATCCACAGAAACCACAGTTTTCCAATCTGACCCTGTAGGTACTAGCTGAATTCTGTGATACCTACCTGCGCTTCTAAGGGAAGCCCTGTTATTGCCATCAGGAGTAACAGCAGTTCCAAAGTTCACGTTGTCACTTAATAACTGCCTAGAAGCCACAGACACATCAGCAGAGCCATTGTCTACTTGAGGTCTAGCCAAAGTAATTACGGATGACCCACCTGTTTCAATATCGCCAGTTACTATATTTCCTGTAGCGTATGCACCTGTGTAGGTGAAGACCTTTGTTGCCAACGTACCGCCCAAGAAGTACCGCCCACCCACATACAACCTAGAATCAAGCGAGGTAGGCAAAGCATCAATGCTTGCAGAGATACTATCTAACTGTTCAAGCGTTACAGCAGTTGAAGATGCCTCAGACAAGAAGTCAGTCCCTGCGTCTGCATATGTCCACATCTTAGTGGAAAAGTTGTAAATCAAAAGTTTACGATTTCCATCTGTATCTACATAGTTCCAAATCACCAACTTGCGAACAGGGTCTACAGCAGCACTCATAGAACCATAATCAGATTCCGAGGCATCATCAATAAAGAACCTGTCTACCTTCTCACTACCAATGGAGATGACGTTTTGTCCATCGCACATATAAAAGCCATCGTCCGATAGGAAGAATGTAACTCCTTGGTACTGAGCAATAGAGCCAGAAACCATACATCCTTTATTCCTAGAAATATTGTCAAACTGGAATATAAACGGAGTACCAACGTAAGTCATTCGGCTAATAGCTCTTTCTAAAAAAACCAAGCCAAACTCACCACCACGAATTCCTACAATATGTCCACCATCAGGAATGTCCTGATAGTCAGACTGAGTGTTTACGTCCTCAACCCAATCAGTCTCATCGTTTAAAGCAGACCAACGCACACGATACTGTTGTTGAGTTGTCTCTAACGTATTAGCGCAAACAACAAAATCACGCACCACAGTAATAAATTTAGCTATCGGTGCAGATGCGCTTAGATTAGCAAAAGAGGTTGATGTTCCTAGCGTCCATGCCTGTAGTACTTCAGCGTTATTAGTCGTTATTACTCGTGTACCAAACTGAGTAAATCTAACCCTGTCATCAACGCCTGTTGTCATGCCAGATTTAACCTGAGTTAAAGCACCAATACCACTCACAGTAAAGATTTTACTTGTCCCAGCAACAAACAATTGAGTCGTTGAGTCTGGGTTCTTGGCAGCGTAGAGTGATACTAGGCTTTCAGAGGCAGCGTCCGAGAAAGCTACTGCTGAGTTAAAAGGGCCGTACCCGACAGCCAGAGAAACCACGTTCTTAGCGTCAGTCAATACGCCAGTAATACCTGATTGGTCAGGCATCCACTCACCAAATTTAATTCTTTGTGTAGGCATATTATGTTGCTCTGATAGCCAAAGGAACACCAGAGTATTGCCCTAGCTCATCAGAAGTAGTTAAGCCATTTAAAGCCCTATCAAACATACTTCCCCATGTATTGATACGAGCATCATTCATTAGGTAAGGCTCTGCCTCTAACAAAGACGCATACAAAAGCAAGTCAGGACACACAGTTAGAAATGTATTTGATGTGTTTGTTACACTCAAAAAATCAGGTGCAGCAGAATAAATTAAAGTAAGCGTAATTGCTGAATCAGGAATTGGTGCTAAACGAAATGTAGATGCTAAAACTGTATAAGTCTTGGGTTTACCAGCATCCATTGTTCTGGAGTTACGGGAAAATAACGCAGGGCTTTCGTAAGTTAACGGCTGTACAGGATTACCCGAAACAACAAAATCACTTACTTGCAAGAACCCTGACGGAATAGCAACTGTAGCCACAGCAGGGGTACAAGTAATAGTCGCAGAGGTCAACATCTGTCGAATACGCAAGTCTCTGCGTAAACGAGTCTCTGCTAAACGGATAAAGTCTGTTATCTCAGTAGTTAGGTCTGAACGAGCCAAGTACCCTGCGATAGCTGTTTGCAGTTCAGCATATGTAGTAAAACTCATACAACTCCTGTCCGAGTTCTAAAAACTCTGTTATCACGCTCGTTTAACCATGCTTTAAAACGCTTTTCATCTTGAACAGCAAAGCCACGCATGATTCCTTGTTTGTTCAGTTCATCAATAACTGTAAACGGAATAGAGGCTATCTTGTTTCCAAACAACTCATCAGACCATTTAGCACGTTCATCAAAGGAGTTATATTCCTTTTGGTTTTGCTCAATGATATCTGTTACGTCTTGTTTAGTCTCAATAATGATACCGCCATCACCATCAGCATGAACTACAGAATCTCTAAATTTAACAGGGTTTTGCATATACTAATTCTATCAGTTTGAGTAGAAAAAGAAATGCCCCAGAGGGTTAGTCTGAGGCATTTTTGGAATCACTTGAGTGTTATGTCAAGTCAGCAATGATGCCGTGTGCAGCTTCGTTTTTAACTTCCAATGTAAACTCAGCCAGCAACTGTGTGCTTTCGTTGTCACCAGTTACAGCCAACTCGTTGGTCTGGAAAGGACGCAGATAAGCAATAGCAGCCATGTCGGGGTCAAGCACATAC